AAACAAAGCAGTGTTTGCCTTAACCTTTGTTCTTATTGCTACTCGACGCAAGAGGTTAGAGACAATTTTAAAATTATCATCACCCTTTGAATCATATAAAATAGCTGGGAAAGAATCAAAATACATTGTTAGAATCCTTGCTTTGCTCGTTCTCTTGTTATGGTTTCTATTTCAGTAAAGGCTAATGAAATATTAGTTCTTTGTGGAGGCGGGCCCACTTGTCCATCATTTAATTTAGTAGGTTCATATGTAACATATTTGTCGCCGCCATAATCTATATCCAAAGAGGTTAAATAACAAGTTGAAATTCTGTTAAGGAAGGGATTTTCATTATTATGGAAAAAATAAAAAATATCAAATGTATTTGGTATTTTTAATACTCTTCCTGAACCTATTTTGTATGTACCGCCGAGATGCTCACCCAAATTTATGAAAGTTCGGTATTCTGGTAACATATGTTCCTTGAAAGTTTGTACGATTTTATGAACCATTTGAGATTCTTGTTCGCTCTTTGGAATAAAATTAAATGAGAAAGAGAAGCTTCGGCGACCGACGCCTTCAAACATCACTTCCATTTTACTACCCAATATTTCTCCTGCACTTATCTGTGCTAAAGCAACTGCACCTGGCGCAGCAATACTGGCCGTTGCAATGGCCGCATCTGCGGCAAGTAGAGTACCACTTTCAGTTATTGAGCTGATCGACTTGCTGAATGCTTCGCCAGCCTTTTGCCAGGCCTCAATTGATGAAAAATCTCCGCCCTCGCTCATGGAGTCAATAAGGCCTCCCCCAATCGTCTTCGCTAGACCGGCCCGGCCCGAGATCGTGGGGTTGGCGTAATTTGATTTATAACTTACCTTGACTGATGGGGGCATATATAGTGTTATTGCTTGAGTCATTCGTGTTGTGCCGGGACGATCCATATGCAGTCCACTTCCCTTGGCCGCGCGCCTAAATGTTTCATTACTTTTACCAGCGCCTTTGTTAAGATGTTCGTCTATAAACTTCTTTCCTTGAAATCCTGTAAGACTAGTATCTATCGTGAGCTCGGCTGGGTTAGGACCATCGGCCCCGACATCCACCTTACCTTGAGTGACTTCATTAATTATAAACATTATGTAATGACCTTGCTGATCATCACCTTCAACATTTAGTGGATATGATAAGTTAATTGGCATGTCTAAATATCCTTATGAAAGTATTTATGTGTTATGACATATAAAGGTCGATACACGCCAAAAAATCCACAGAAATATAAAGGCAACCCACGGGGAATAATATATCGTTCAAGTTGGGAAAGAAAAATGATGGTGTATTGTGACACCAATAAAGCTATTCTGGAATGGGGTAGCGAAGAGATCATTATACCTTATTTATCTCCTTGGGATGGACGAATACACCGTTATTTTCCAGATTTTTATATTAAAGTAAAGCAACACGATGGTTCCCTCAAAAAATTTATCATAGAAGTTAAACCAAAGAAACAATGCAAACCTCCCTTAAAAAGTCCAAAGAGAAAAACTAAACAGTGGTATAAAGAAGTTAAAGCTTGGAGTATAAACTCAGCAAAATGGAAATATGCGACTGAATGGTGTGATAACAACGATATGGAATTTAAGGTTTTAACAGAGGATCATCTGGGTATTTCTTATAAATAGTCATATGGCAGTAAGTAAATTCATACAATCAGTTAAAGATGAAGCAAGAGGCAGGCCTCGCTCGACTCAATGGTATAAAGATAAAATCAAAGAGTTTGGTAAGCCAGGAACTTTGGATTTAATACGAGATGGTAAGAGGGACAGCAAACCCTTTTATGGTAAGCTAAACATGTTCGTATATGATCCAAAGCATAAGAAGAAACTGCCTTACTATGATACATTTCCTTTGGTACTTCCATTGGAAACATATCCTGATGGATTCCTTGGTATCAATATGCATTATCTGCCCATACCGCTAAGAATAAAACTTTTGGATCGTCTGGTGGATTTCTCCAATAACACAAAGTTTGATGAGTCTACCAGATTAATTGTTGATTATAGCAAACTAAAGAATATTAAACTAATTAAACCAACTCTACACAGATATCTTAGAGGCCAGATGAAATCGCAGTTCCGTAGAATAGATGCTGATGAATTTACCATTGCTACTCTTTTGCCTGTGCAGAGATTTAAGAAGGAGTCCGCCAAAACTGTATGGAGCGACTCAAGAGGAATGATTTAATGAGTGTTGCAACACAATTTACAGAGGCCACGTCCGGCAACAGCATAGAAAATGTTCTTTCTTCATTTCGTACTAATGAAGGCTACGCTCAACCAAATAAATATGAAGTGTCGATCTTTCCTCCAATTGGTGGACAAAGTTGGCCTGAAAGTAATCATATTTCCAGTGTAAGGGGCGATGCTCAAGAAATCTCCTTGCGGTGTGAAACTGTTACTTTGCCAGGACGCAATTTATCTTCAACGCCTGATACGAATGTCCATGGCCCGCTGAGAGAGGTTGTCAATAATGTAAACTATGCTGATTCTGTCACTATGGTATTTCAAGCAAGTTCTGATTTAAGGGAGAGAGTGTTTTTTGAGAAATGGCAATATACTACTTTCAATCCCAATACATGGAATGTAGGATATTACAACGATTATATAGGCACCGTTGACATATATATCTTGGATAAGAATAATCAAAGAAAGTATGGATTAAGACTTGAGGAATGCTTCCCAAAGTCAATCGCACAAACAGAGTTATCATATGCTTCAAACAATGAGATTATTAAATTATCCATTGATATGAATTTTAGATATTGGAAAACGCTTGATATAACCCAAGAAACCAAGAGTCAAGACGAAGTTAGCAAAGAGGCGACCAGCGCCGGCGCGTCCCAAAATAAGTTCGGAAAAAACACACCCGCCGTAATACGGGTGCTCGATCCTGATTGAGTAGAGTAGTATAAATTAATTATTATAAAGGATAAAAAATTATGGCATTACCACAACTTAATACAGCAACCTATGAATTGGAATTACCATCTACAGGAAAGACAGTAAAATACAGACCTTTTCTTGTGAAGGAACAGAAAATTCTAATGCTTGCACAAGAATCAGAAGACAATAAACAAATAGAAAGAGCATTTGCTGATATTATTTCCTCATGCACATTTGAGAAATTGAACCCATATAAAATGCCTCTCTTTGATATAGAATATATTTTTCTAAGGCTGAGAGGAAAATCCGTAGGAGAAAAAGTCACGCTCAATGTTCTTTGCCCAGATGATGAGGAAACAAGAGTTGATGTCGATATAAACTTAGAAGATGTTGGCGTTTTAACAAATGACGATCATACTAATGAAGTGGAGCTCACAAAGGACATTAAGATTGTTATGAAATATCCTACGCTCTCTGACATGACCGGATTTAGTGATAAAGGAGAAGTTCTTTCCATTTTTGAAATGATTAAGAATTGTGTTCAAGAGATTCATAGCGGTGAGGAAATATACAATAGTGTTGATATTTCCTCAAAGGAATTGGATGAGTTTATAGGAAATATGAGTACTCAGAATTTTGAGGAGTTAGGTAAGTTTTTTGAAACCATGCCTAAATTGCAGCATGTAATTAAGATTAAGAATCCAAAGACAAAGAAAACAGGAAAGGTTACAATAGAGGGAATGCAAAGTTTTTTCGTATAGCCCTTTCTCATGATTCGTTAGAGAACTATTTTAAAACCAATTTTGCAATGATGCAACACCATAATTATAGTCTGGAAGAATTAGAGAATATGGTGCCGTGGGAAAGGGAAATTTATATCGGACTGTTGATGAATTATTTACGAGATGAAAGAGAGCAAAGAGAGCAAGAAAAAAGAAAGAGGTAATTTATAGTGTCAGATGATACAGTTAAAATAATAGAGACAACTAAAGAATATGAATTACTAAAAACTGATCTCATTGCTGACAGAGGGGAAGATGAGCCTACTTGGTATAATAGGACGGCTGGAATTTTAGATAAGTTTCGGTTAATTCCTCGCTTGATTATGCTTGCATATATCTATGCTTTTTATTCCACAACAGTTTGGTTTATGGCATTATCTGATCCCACTAATTCACAAGCAGCATTTATATCAACCATAGTCGGAGCGGGCGCAGCATTCTTCGGATTATATGTCGGCAAGTCCGGCGCATCCATACCTAAAGGAAAAAGATAATGGCTGAAAATAAAGACAAAAATTTTCAAAATGTCGTTAAAGCATTAGGAAAGGCTACTAAAAAACCCTCGGCGGGTAAAGCGCCAATTGTTCTTGGTGTTCAACTGGTTGATAAAACGGGTAAGGTCGATGTCGCCGAAAAAATAATTGCCGGCGGCGGCACAACATCAGGAAAAGGTGCGCCGGGAGTCCCGCCGGGAGTCCCGGCGCCGGGTGGGGCAAGTGCAGCTGAGGCCGGGCGTGAAGAAAAAGCAACTCAAACAAAACAAACTATCTTGTTTGAACAAATGGCTAATAGTATGGCAGGTTCTTGGGCAAGTCTAAAGGCCTTAAACAAATCCTTTTTAGAGTCTGTAAAAGAAAAAGGCAAAATGGGTCTTGGTATTATCATTGCTGTGATTGCTGCCCCCATTATTGCGTTGGTTTCTTTCTTTAAGCAATTGGCTCTGGAATTTAAGTTTCTCAGCAAACTTACTGGAAAGGGACTGACAAAATTATTTGCGCCACTTAAAAACCTCCTTACAGGTAAAGGGCCAATAGGTAAAGCATTTACTAGTTTAAGTAAAACCTTAAAAACTATATCATCTACGATAAAAGGTTCAAAAGCATTTAAAGCCATTGGGACGGTAGGAAAAACAGTAAAAAGTGTTATAACATCATTGGGAAAGTTTTTTACACCAATGATAAGATTTTTCAAAACAGTTTTTAATTTGGGTAAAACTCTTACTGGCTTTGGCGGCGCGGCACGCGGGATAATGGGATTTGCAAAAACTTTTGGCACCGTTTTAGGTAAGATATTTCTTCCCATCACTATTCTTATGTCTGCTTTTGATTTTATAACAGGGTTTATGAAGGGTTATGAAGAAGGTGGTATTCTCGGCGGTTTGAAAGAGGGATTGTCCAAATTGTTCAAAAATTTAATTGGTATGCCTCTTGATTTATTAAAAAGTGCTGTTTCTTGGATTTTGGGAGTATTTGGTTGGGACTCTGCCGAAAAATGGCTTGATTCATTTAGTTTCAGTGATTTGATTGGTACTATGATTGGTGGAATATTTGATATGATTAAAGCTGCTTGGGAATGGATTAAAAAGTTATTTACTGATCCCGTTGGCACACTTAAACAATTGTGGAATGCATATGTGGGTGTGTGGACAAATATTGGTGGTTGGTTATGGAATACTCTAATGAAGCCTGCTTGGGATTGGATAAAAGGTATATTTGGTTTTAAATCAGCTGATGCTGAAGATGCAGATAGTAAAAAAGGAGTTCTTGGATTTCTTAAAGGTTTAGTTGAAGGGATTTGGAATTGGTTTAAAGGTCTATTTGATTTCTCAACTGTGGGTAAAGCTTTTGCTAGTGTACTTAATATTATATTCTTACCACACACCATTCTATTGGGGTTAGTAACAGGTATATGGAACTGGTTTAAAGGTCTATTTGGATTTGATACAACGGATACTACTAGTGCTGATAAGCAGACAAAACCAGGCGGTATAGGTGGAATGCTATTGGGATTAATTACTGGTGTATGGAAATGGTTTAAAGGATTATTTGGGTGGGGTACAGATAAAGAACCAGTTGAAGATGCTGATGGTAAAAAAGGAGTTCTTGGATTTCTTAAAGGTTTAGTTGAAGGGATTTGGACATGGTTTAAAAATCTGTTTGATTTCTCAACTGTGGGTAAAGCTTTTGCTAGTGTACTTAATATTATATTCTTACCACACACCATTCTATTAGGCCTGGTTACTGGTATATGGAACTGGTTTAAGGGATTATTTGGATTTGATACAACGGATACTACTGATGCTGCAAAGCAAACTAAACCTGGCGGTATAGGTGGAATGTTATTGTCATTAGTTTCTGGTGTATGGACATGGTTTAAAGGATTATTTGGGTGGGGTACAACTCCCTCTAAAGAACCAGCAAAAGATGCAGATAGTACAAAAGGTATCCTTGGATTTCTTGGTGATATAATGTCTGGTGTATGGACATGGTTTAAAGGATTATTTGGGTGGGGTACAGATAAAGAACCAGCAAAAGATGCAGATAGTACAAAAGGTATCCTTGGATTTCTTGGTGATATAATGTCTGGTGTATGGACATGGTTTAAAGGATTATTTGGGTGGGGTACAGATAAAGAACCAGTTGAAGATGCTGATGGTAAAAAAGGAGTTCTTGGATTTCTTAAAGGTTTAGTTGAAGGGATTTGGAATTGGTTTAAAGGTCTATTTGATTTCTCAACTGTGGGTAAAGCTTTTGCTAGTGTACTTAATATTATATTCTTACCACACACCATTCTATTAGGCCTGGTTACTGGTATATGGAACTGGTTTAAAGGTCTATTTGGATTTGATACAACGGATACTACTGATGCTGATAAGCAGACTAAACCTGGCGGTATAGGTGGAATTATATTAGATTTAATTACCGGTGTATGGAATTGGTTTAAAGGTCTATTTGCTTGGGGGAAAAAGAAAGGAGAAACAGCAGCTGGCGGCTTCTCTCTGTGGACAATGATAACAGGGGTGATTGAATCAATAGGTGACTTTTTCTGGAATAAAAAGGGTACTGGAATATTGCAACTTGATTTTAGTAAGATAAAAGACATTATTCCTGATTGGATGAAAGACCCTGCCGCGGCGGTGGGAAAACTTATCAAATCATTAACCAAATTCCTGCCCAGCTGGTTAGGCGGGCCAGATAAATCTGAAGCAGATATGAAAAAAGAAGCTGAGAAACTAGCAGATGAAACGAAGAAAAAGAATGAAGAAGAATTAAAGAGAAGAGCTGATCGTCAAGCAAGGCGTGAAAAAGCAATGGAGAAAATTAGGGAAAAACTTGCACAACAACAATTGTGGTTAGACACGAAGGGTGAAAAAGGAAAAGAATTTCAGATGGGGCGCGCCAGTGGCACTGATAAGGGAGATATTCAAGATCAAAAAGAACTAATGGCCGATGATAATCGAATGTTAGCAAGATTAGTAGCACAAAGTGAAAAAGCAAAAGCTCTGGATATTGAATTTAAGAAAAAAGCTACAACCAAATCACCGAACAGTTCTATCTTTACTCATGATCAAGGATTGCATGACCGACTAGATAGAATATTCCCGTTAACTGATTCTGGTCGAAGGGCGGCCGCAATGTTACAAGCAGGCATACAAAGAGATATGGGTGGCGGTGGTGCCGGTGGTGGAATTACATCAATTAACACTGGCGGTAATGTTGTTAGTTCCCCAACTACCAACTATGTTAATAATGGAATCGCAGCCAGACGACCAATTATATTGGCCGCCTAGACTGCATTAGCGTAATACTACTACTCGGCTTCTGCGAGCTTCTCAAAGTAGGATAAGGTATCTTCTTCCTCATCCTTAGTGACTACTTCAATACTAGGAGCAGGCTCCTCTTTTGTATCAATAGTAGCTGTTGAGTCAAAAGGGACATCATCATCCTCAACATTACCAACCACAGTTGTTCCACTAAGAACCACACTTAAACGAGTCTTGAGCTCATTATAAGACTTAAAATTAGTGGCCGCAGAAAACTCTGCAAGATGATACTGCTTACCCCACAACTCTTCAATTTCATCATCATTATCAAACAGAGCAGATGGCGCACTGAACTCAGACTTATCATAATTCCAATAGCCATCTACCTTACGAATCTTCAGCTTAAAATTCGCACCCTCCCAAAAATCAAACGGATTAACAGGAGTTTCATCTTCAAAAGCAGGCTGCATAGCTTCCATAAGCTTATCAAAGATTTTCTTTCCAAAACGGAATAGGTATACTTTACCTTCCTTCTCTGGATGCTTTGAGTCACTAACAATATAAATGTTAGAGAAGTATTGCAGCTTACGCTTCTGACGGCGAGCAATTTCCTTATCAGACTCAATACCAGAGTTCCAATATGCAGAATTCATTTCTGCTACTGGATCGGACTGATTAAGAGTAGTAAGGCAATTCTCAATATACCACTGGCCAGTGGGGCCCTGAAATGCATGGCTCCAGACCTTTGCCCAAGGTAAATCTTCATCCTTTACTGCTGGCAAAAAGCGAATAACAGCATAACCATTACCTGTTTTATCAAGCTCTGGCTTCCATAAACGCTCATCTGTATAAGACTTCTTATCTTGGGATTTGGTTTCTTCTTCGGCTGCACCGAGAAGTTTGTTTAATGAATTAGACTTTTTTAACGTAGCTAACGACATGTGTATCTCCTTATATTATCGTATGTTATCGTATGTTATAGTATGCTTACTATATCACAAAGTTCTGTTTTTGTCAAGTACCTTAGATTATTTTCTTCGGGTAAATGTGAATGTTTTGTTGCATCCACCCAATAGAATTCTATATCTGGGAACTCTTTAAAAACAGTTTGCATTTGGTTTCTCCAATTAATTGTGTTGAAACCTTTTGCATCGCTTGACAGATAATTATCTGTCCCTTTATATAGGTTGTTCAACGATTCATCATATGATGATAAGTCAAACCCCAATATATAAACTTCTTTTGCACCATGCTGACAAGCAAGGTGTATGGCTGTATTGCCGGCAGACCAATCAACAGGAAAATCAATCGGTATTATTACATCGTCTGATTCAACATAGGTAATCCATATACCAATATCTTTTTCCATTTTTTCTATTAAATCTGGAATTGAACGCCAAGGATTCATCTTGATTGCAGCATCAATTTTCTCTTGTATTGTTTTTGGGTCTTTGCCTTGAATAACACATGAATTGGTTTTATTCTTACTTCTATGAATGAATTTGTCTGAAATATTAAACCCCATAAACATCATATCCGCCACCTCGGCCGGTACAATGCTCCAGTTTGCAAAATATACATTATGCATATCACGAACAATAACTGGATTTTCTTGAGCCCATCCAGAGTCATATATTTCCTGTTGCATAGCGTAATCTACCGCCACAAGATTATGAACGCAATGGGGCCCTTCACGATAGATTGCATTACATCCATATGTAACAACACTGCTATCCATTATTGTTTGGTGGCAGGGCTTAAACCATGATCTTGATTCGCCATTACCGATTATTAATGCTCTAGGAGATGATAAAAAACCAGGCATTGGGCCTTGTCCCATAAGAGTGTTGACACTTTCCGTTATTAATTCTATTAACATCGCAACGCTTCCCAACTTACAGGAAACAGTTTCTTTGCTTGCTCATCAATTTGATTTGCAATCATTCTAGTTTCAAACTGTGCATCATCTTTACATCGTAAATTACATACGCGAGCAAATGCATATAGCGTGCCACTCCAATACCATTCTGTCATCATAGATTGGGGCAAAACCATCCTAGCTTGTTCTGGCGCAACGCCCAATTGCAATAGATGTTCATATGTCCATTTACAGTTCTTCAGGGCTTGCTGATAGTCATCAATATTTGATCGGCCCGGAATAGTAGATGGATTTATATCTATCTCTTCATTAGATGAGCCTTGCTTTTTATTTTCAGCAACACCACGCCATACTTCTGGCGTATAAAACTCTGGTTCAATATCCACATATCTACGAGACACTTCATTCCATGTTAATCCAACCTGATGCTTTACCAACTGCCTAGCAACAAACACTGGAGCCTTGATACGAAATTGTAATTGGCAATGGCCAAAAGGACTCCAATGATTATGCTTACCCAAATAATTAATGAGTCTCTTATCTGATTTTGAAAGAAC